TCAAGAATGGAAACTGGGGAACCTTATATCATGTATAAGGATAATGTTAATAAAGATAATCCAATTGCATATAGATTAAATAATTTAGATGTAACAATGACTAATATATGTTCTGAAATTACATTATTTACAGATGAAGAACATTCATTTATTTGTTGTTTATCATCAATGAATTTAGCAAAGTATGATGAATGGAAAGACACAAATGCTGTTGAATTAGCTACTTGGTTTTTAGATGGTGTAATGCAAGAATTTATTGATAAATCTAATGGAAAAGATTCATTAAAAAGAACCCATTATCATGCTAAAAAAGGTAGGGCATTAGGTTTAGGTGTAATGGGTTGGCATACATTTTTACAACAGAAAAATTTACCATTTAATTCAATTGCTTCAACTGCTTGGACTCACACAATTTTTAGTGATATTAGAGGAAAAGCTGAAAAAGCATCTATGGATTTAGCTAAAGAATATGGTGAACCTCTATGGTGTAAAGGTACAGGTATGAGAAATACTCATTTATTAGCAATTGCCCCAACAGTATCAAATTCAGTTATTGTAGGAGGTATCAGTGCAGGTATTGAACCACTACCAGCAAATATTTATACTTTTAATGGAGCAAAAGGTACATTTATTAGAAAAAATAAAGTACTACAAACATTATTAAAGGAAAAAGGTGAAGATAAAGATGAATGGTGGGATCAAATGTTAGTTGATGGGGGTTCTGTAATGAATTTACCGGATACAATTCTAACACCAGATGAAAAAGAATTATTTTTAACATTCCCAGAAGTAAACCAATTAGAATTAGTAAGACAAGCAGCTCTAAGACAAAGATATATAGATCAAACTCAATCTTTAAATTTATCTTTTGATGTAAATGATTCACCAAAATGGATTAATCAAGTGCATTTAGAAGGGTGGAAATTAGGAATTAAAACATTTTATTACCTAAGAACTGACTCAGTTATTAAAGGAGATTTAGGAAGTAGAATGGCAGATTGTGTATCTTGTGATGGGTAATATATTTATAATGGTAAATCATAAAAATTAACAAAAATGGCAAAAAAGAAAACAGTTAAAAAAACAACTAAAAAAACAGCAGTTGTAGAAAAATTATCAACTATCAAAAAAACTTTTAATTTAGTAAAAGCTTGGATAGAAGGTAATGGGATTGAAGGTGTATTAGGTTTAATCTCAGGATTACTTTTATGGTCTTTTGGATTCAAAATTTATGCAGGATTCGCGTTTGGAGTATTCGCTACACGAAATTGGGACTTAGCAAAAGCCTGGGTGTTAAAAATATTCAATAAATAATAAAATTTAAACTAATCTTTAAAGAAGGGGTGCAATAGCACTCCTTTTTTAATATTTATACACGAATAGTTTCCCCAAAATGTTGCAAAATGGTAAAAAAATTAAAAAATCGAATTATGTCTTTTACAAAAATATTCAAAGATGACAATACTTACAATGAAAAAACCATTGTAGGTTTTTCTTCATTCGCAGTAATGACAGTATTTGCCATTGTAGATATTATAACAGGTGTATGGGGAAAAGAATTAATTATTAGTGATACAATTTTTAATTCCTTTTTAATCATGACTTTAGGAAGTTTTGGGATTGATGGAGCTACTAAAATTTTCAAAAAACCCGAAACAAAATAAGATGATATTAAAGTTAGGTTCAAAAGGAAAAGATGTTAAAAATTTACAAGAATTTTTAGAAATTGATGCTGATGGAATATTTGGTAAAGGAACCGAAGCATCTGTTAAAAAATTCCAAGAAGAAAATGGATTAGTAGCTGATGGGATAGTAGGCCCAGCTACAATTGAACTTATGGGTACAATTAGTACAGACAACTCAGAAACAATGTATAATGAGTCTGGTTTAACCATTAATAAATTTTATTTACCAAAAGGAGAATATAATGAAGGTCCAATCCAACCAGAATATTTATTTTTACACCATACAGCAGGATGGAATAATCCATATAGAACTATAGAACAGTGGGGTAGAGATAATAGAGGATGTATAGCTACTGAATTTGTAGTAGGTGGACAATCTATTAAAGGAAATGATGATCAATATGATGGTGAAGTAGTTCAAGCTTTCCCTGAAGGAAATTTTGGTTGGCATTTAGGAAAAAATGGTTCAAGGACTATGCATGTAAATTCTGTAGGAATTGAAGTAAATAATTTTGGTTATTTAACAAACGGTAAAACCTATGCAGGAACTGTAGCAGATGAGTCTCAAATTATAGAACTAGATGAAGAATTTAGAGGATATAAAATGTGGCACAAATACTCAAATGAACAAATTGAATCTTTACGTAAACTTATAATATATATTGCCGACAGAGATAATATAGATGTTAGAGCGGGCCTCCCAGCTTTAGTTAAACAACACGGGGCAAAAGCATTTGAATTTAATTCAGATGCATATTATGGGAAGGTAAAAGGTTTATGGACACATACTAATACACGTAAAGATAAATTTGATATGTCCCCACAACCCGAATTACTAGAAATGTTGATAAATTTATAAACGAATGCAAACAAAAATTACAGTAGTGGGGATAACATCATTTTGTACATATTTATGTACTTATTTTTTAAATCTATCAATGGACAATATGGAACAATACTTAGCTGTTGTTGCTGTATTATGGTTAGATGGGATATTTGGTATTTGGGCCGGTATAAAAAGAGAAGGATTTAAAACTTATAAAGCGTTAAGAATAACAAGAAATACATTCGTATGGTTAGCAATCCTTACTGTCATTTTAATGATAGAAAAAGGATTTACAGGAACAGGTTGGCTATCCGAAGTAATTGTCGTACCATTCATGGTAATGCAGTTAATAAGTGCCCTTAAAAATGCATCTATGGCAGGTTTAATCCAAATGGAACAATTAAATAAAATATTAGACCGAATAGACAAGCATAAGGGATTTAGAAACTAAACCCTAAAATATGTTCAAGAACTTTCAACAAAAATTATTTCCCCTATTAATTGCCTTTTCTGCTTTGTCAGTTAGTGCATCTGCTGCTTTTTATTCAATAAGTGGCCTTAGTAAATTATTTGCAGGAGCTGCCTTTGCAGTTATTATAATGGCTGCTTCATTAGAGATTGCAAAATTAGTAATAGCATCCCTTCTATACCAATACCGAAAAGGATTACCAAAATTTTTAAAATATTATTTATCTATAGCTTGTATTGTTTTAATATTAATAACATCTATGGGTATTTACGGCTTTCTATCAGCAGCATATCAGGAAACAGCTGCTAAAGCAGGGACAATTGATGCTCAAATTGCATTAGTAGAAGTAAAAAGAGATAATGTTAAAGGTCAATTACTTGTATATAATGAAGAGAAATCATCTATTAATAAGGCTGTGGCTAGTTTGCGAAATGGCTTATCTACGAATAAAATACAGTATACAGACACATTAGGTAATGTAATCACAACAACATCTTCATCAACCCGTAGAGCTTTAGAAAAACAATTAGATCAAGCTATTGAAAGACAAACTATAATTAATTCTAAAGTAGATGATTTAAATGAGGATTTATTTGAATATGAAACTGAAATAGTAGAAATAAAAACAAGTGATGCTATAACAAGTGAATTAGGCCCATTAAAATATCTATCAGGTTTAACTGGTATCCCAATGGATAGAATTATTAATTATTTACTTTTAACTATAATATTTGTATTTGATCCACTAGCAATTGCTTTAGTAGTAGCTGCTAATTTTGCATTTGACCAAATTAGACCTAAAATAAAAGAAAATCTTTATGGGGAAAAAGTAATTTATGATCATGATCAAACCACTTATGATTATAATCAAACCACTTACGATGGAGAAGAATCATCCGATATGTATCAACACGCTAATGATTCCTCCACTGAAGAAGATCGCGGATTACCCGAAGGATATTCAGAAGAGATAGAAGAAACTGAAGAAGAAAAACTTGAAAGAGAAAACAATGAAAAATTAGCAAAAGAAAATAAAATATTAAATACCTCTTCTGTTTCAGGATGGAGAAAAAACAAAATCATCAAAGAAAGAAGAGCAAAAGATAATAACGAAGATGATGATCTAGTCATTCGTTATTAAAAATATCCTCCTTTACTTTAGGTTGGATATACTGGTCAATTTTATTATCGTTCCGGTTCGACATTTGAAAAATGTAGGAATGGTCACGATAAGTTATCCAAAGTAGCTGGCCACTACGTTTTCAAATTAAATTAATTATTAACCAAAATCAAAAAAAAAAAAAAAAAAAAAAAAAAAAA